CCCATTGATATAAACTAGACATGTCATACACTAAAGTAGTTCGTAATATATCAGTAGTTGACCCTGTCACACTAAGCGGTTTTTGAAATGTTCGTGTTAAAATATACGATCCATTGTAAGTGATAGGTCCCGTTTTAGTGCCGGTAAAAGTTACTTTAGCGCCACCAAATCCCCCGCCATACTCTATACTAGATATATCCCCACTAGGTATAGCTACCCCGTTATCATATATAGTAAATGTTGCGTTTGGGTCCCACCGTCGTTCCTGTGATTGGGTGGGATGCCAGGTGATATTATCCCCTGATTCACTTGACATACTCGAACCTGTAACAGATGTCACCGTGCCTGCGTACGTACCATCATCATTTAATTGTTTAGCTATAATTGTAAAATCAGCTGTATAATTAGAATAAACACCCCCTGATTCCATATATAATCCATGTGGGAAAACTATATCAACATAAAATGTATTAACTGCGGTATTGATAGGATTAGTCACATAACCTATTGTTGTTTCAGTAAAAATAGTCCTACTTGAAACTGAAACCGGGAAATCTAAATCTGTATTACCAAATGCCAAATACGAAACTCTTTTTTTAGGGTATAAAAAAACTGTACCGGGGTCAGTATCACTACCCGGCCACGTTGCGACATCGCTAAAAACTATTTCAGTATCTGACACTGAATTAACCACAAATTCCCCTTCAAAACCATAAGTAGAAACAGGTGCAATTAATACTGTATCCCCCGCATCAACAAATTCATTAAAACCTGACCCCGTAGGTCCCGTTATTTTTTTATTGGGTTTATCAAAAACATAGCTATACCCTATATTCCACCTATAGTAAGAACGTGCTTGTATAATATTAAAATTGTCAAATGCGGGTATTGTATACATATTATCGTGAAAAAGAGTAACTGCTTCGTTAGGTCCATATACTCTATACTGTAAGCCCTCAAAGGTATCTAGTGTCATATCGCCCAGTTTAATCTGTTGTATATCAAACTCACCCCACCCCAAAGTGAAAAGTTGATTTAAAAATTGTTCATTGTTGGTGTTCTCTACCCAGGGACTAGCCGCTAAATCCGGGTAAACTTTAAATGTACCGTATTGTGTGGGTATTGGCTCACCTAACCGCGATAAATTACTTTGAGGCCGTAACCGGTAGGCATTACCACGCTCGGGTGTTGAACTTGTTAAATCTTCGGGGGTATCTAATACCGGCTTACCGAATATAAATTCACCGACTTTAGTTACAGCACTACCTAACGCTTCCTCAGCAGTCTGAAACAATCGAGTTATAAAATCCTGATCTTCGTCCCCACCTAAAAGGGGTTGTATACCTATATCCACAATGTCATTTTCATTTAAAACTACATCATAATTTTCAACAGGGAGTTTTTTTCGATTTAATTTGATTACGGTAGGTAGATTAAATCCGGTGGGGTATTTTTGTTGCAACAGATCAAGTAATGAATCACCCACATTTAATATAAAAGTATCTTTTTCGTATACACTAAAAGGGTTAGGGTATATATTAACTATTGGATTTTGCATCTGTAAAACTCTACCTTATTGTATTGGTTACGCTTCAAGCCATTCATTGTATTACCCACTACACCTAATTTCTCAGTTGCATGTATACAGTGATCATTATACCAAAAACCTACATGATGTGTTTTTATATTACGTGATAACGCCACTGCACAACCATTAATAGGTTTCTCTATCAACACCCAATCACCCGCCCCATCTGTGGCACTAGATATAGCCCTTATAATGTTAGGTGTATCCCCTTCTATAATATCATAATCATATTTAATTGTAATACCTAATAATTCAAGATAGCAATATTTCAACAAGCCCCAGCAATCGAAGCCCTCTTCTGGTGATCTACCTCCCATTTTAAAGGGTATACCAATTAAACTATTAATTGTAATATTCATAGTTCGTGGTATAGCGACTGAAATGTACTACCATACACAACACTAGGGAATTTCTTATTTACTAAGTTGATTAACTCAGCTTGCGCCGTTACTTTTAAATTATCCGCTTTGATATTACGCACATGTAATATAAGGGGTGGGTCTATCTGCGGACCTGATGTATCTGAATCGATATACACACGATATGTAACCTCAATAGGGACATTGTTAGTATCAACAACGGCAGTTTCAAGTAAATTAATTAACTCTTGACTGACGCTATCAACTTGAATATTCAGCATTTGAGTTCCGTTAACATCTTTGTTGGGTCCCGTCACTGAAAATGCAAAACGCTTAAATAGTACACTTGGTCCTAAGTTTTCAAGGTTGGCTGTGAAATCTTGCCAATCTCGAACAATGTAAAAAGGTGTAGTCCATGTACTATGGTTAAAAGCTAATGTATGTAATATAATATTAGTCCCCCCGCTAACATACAACTTTTTTAAGTCATCACTTAAAGTCATTACCTGTTAGTCTACCCAAATTTCACATGTAGAGCTGTTATATTTTAAATAATCTTCTTTCATTTTTTATACCTTTGTTTTTATAATTTGATCTTTCCCTCGGATATATTCCACGCCATATTTCCCAAAATCTTTTATGGCGACTTCGTCACAACGGTCTCCGAATATGAGGATATTATATAGACCCTTTTGATATGTAGTGACTTGACATTGACCGTCTTTAACCTCACCCCATGCACGGCCAAAATGCTTAAATGCGTTAACCCAGACTAAACAGTCCTTATTTAAATGTTTGAAATAGTCAGGTAATGTAAAGGCGTTAAACCCATCATTCAATTCCAGTTGATATTTATAAATATTCCCTCCTGCGGATGGTGTTTCCACGAAATAATGACGTAATCTGTAATTTTCATTCTCTTTTATTTTCTCGGGATCAGGATGCGAAATATCAAATGATCCTGATCCTTTAGATAGGGCTCCAGCGATACTGACGCTACCATTTTGGCTAAATGATGCGACAGGTGACGAAAAAGTAGAACCACCCGGGACTGTAGATGGGGTAATCTCAAGGGCATCTCCCACATTGTCTTGAGTCGAGATTTGCCAATTATAATGTGTGTAACTTGCGGCCGAATGGAGAAACAATCCATGATCAGCATACCGCCCAATATGAAAAGACTTACTGGTCATCCCCGAAGTGACGTCTAAAGCTGATACGGGTGCACTTGTCCCAATCCCCACTTTGCCTGATGAGTCTACTATAACGCTACCCTCAGCAAAACTAGCCCCACCGGTTATATCTAAATCACCGGTTAAATCTAAATCACCGTTTAAATCTAAATCACCGGTTAAATCTAAATCACCGGTTAGATTTAAATTACCGGATAAGTTTATTTGATATAATGCCCAATTATTCGCAGCTAAGTCACTAGAAAATGTCCCGGATGTGTGCGCCTCTAAACACACATACCAGTTCCCGGACTCCTCTGTAATATCTTTGATTGCGTATGACGTAGCTGTAGCCCATAACCCCCTTAGTGTGTTAGCAGCTAATTCCGCAAGATAACCGCTTATGCTTTTAACTGTGTGTGAATCTAATGTAACAGTCTCATTATAAGCCCCATTGATAATGCTATCATACCTAGATAAATTAGTAGTTAACTTATCAATTTGGGCTTGTGTAGGGTTAGCCATTTTTTTTATTACTTCCTTTTTTAATTGCTGTTTTAGGTGTGCTTGGGTTAGCTAACACATGTAAAACACTATTTACTTCAGATATATTTTTTAGCCCTTGTGTTTTAAGTGTGAGATCACACATTGCGGTAATTATAGCTTTTTCTTTTTCGGATATTAGGTAAGTTTCACTCTCTATTTTTCCATTCATTTTAACCTCTCTTTTTTATGTATCTAGCCCTTATACACTTGAAGGATATAATATATTAACCTGATTGTCTAATATATTGATATACCGACTTGTTGTATCGAAACCTCTAACACCGCCAATAGTTGCAATAAAATCTTCCATAACCGCGTCATAATCTACACCTAAATTAATCTCTACCGCCTCCAATCGCATATCAACACGCCATAACGTGCCATTTAATGTGTACCTGGGGTTATCTAACAGCCTGCACTCGTGTTCGCTAATTAAAGAATCGCCTACCGGTATATGCATATTAAACCAATTCACACCGTAATTTAGAGTATTAGCAATCCACGCCTGAAAAAATGAGAGTGATGACTGATCCAGCAGTATTTGAATGTTAAATATACTATTAATACGTGTAAATCGTTTACGTATAACACTATAGCCACTATCCATAGTAGTACGTATTAACCTATTGTTTTCGTTGTGTGACGTGTTAGCAACTAAAGGACTTGGTAAAATGTTTTGTGGATAATCTATAGTTGCCATACTATTTAAAAACCTCCATGCGCTCTATTTAGCGCGAAAACGTTAGATAATGTTTTACTTGTTTCAGATGTCCCCCTTACGATGCCTTCCGACATTTTAGCGTCGATATGCTCCATGAGTATATCAATCTTTAATCCACCTCGTCCATCATTTGATTGCTGTATGTTGGCTGTAGTTCCTTCAATTGGGAATACATTAACCGTAACCCCACCTGAATTACTAGAAACAGGGTTAGATATTCCAAAATCACCGGATGGTGTAATACTACCTCTTGAATTGCCCGTTGCAAGAAAATCATTGCCCCCAAAGCTGAACATTTCGGGGCCGTTTTCGTTCACCTTATACACCTGGTTAGGGAACACGTCACCCCCTACGGCTCTAGGTGTAAAACTTTGAGAGGCAATAGCATTGGCCTGAACCGCCATAGCAGCAGCCGCTACCCCCGCAAAAACTCCACCTAAAATTGGTCCCCCAATTGAACTACCAAAAGTAAAAGAACTGGCGATAGCTTGTGGTGTTTTAACTGCAATATCATAAAGTGCTATTGCCTTTGCTAAATCAGCAAACTCCTTACTTGATTGTCCCGCTAACTGGATATTTCGCTTGAAACTTGCCCCGTTTTGCCTGAATTCCTCTTCGCTATCTTGTTTTCGTAATGTTTTCATTG